GAGAGCTTATGAATGGTATACGTCAGGACCGCGTCAGCGTTTGCAGCCTGGTGGAGCAATCGTACTTGTAATGACAAGATGGAACACAAAAGATTTAACTGGGAAACTACTTGGCGCGCAGCGGGAAGCTAAAGCTGATCAATGGGACGTTGTAGAATTTCCTGCCATACTTCCATCAGGTAAACCATTATGGCCTGAGTATTGGAAGAAGGAAGAATTATTAGGAGTTAAAGCTTCAGTTAGTTTAACGAAGTGGAATGCACAGTATATGCAAAACCCAACTTCAGAGGAAGGAGCCATCATCAAACGTGAATGGTGGAACAGATGGGACAAGGATTGGATACCTGCACTTAAGCACGTCATACAATCTTATGATACTGCGTTTAGTAAAAAAGAATCTGCTGACTATTCGGCCATTACGACTTGGGGAGTATTTTATGAAAGCGATGATAGTCCAGCTAGTTTAATATTATTAGATTGTCAAAAAGGTAGATGGGACTTTCCTGAGTTAAAACAAGTTGCTCAAGATCAATTTAAATATTGGGACCCTGATACAGTGATCATTGAGTCTAAGGCTTCTGGTCAACCACTTACTGATGAGTTAAGGAAGATGGGCATACCAGTAGTAAATTTTAGTCCATCAAAAGGAAATGATAAGCATACAAGGGTAAATTCTGTTGCACCTTTATTTGAATCTGGTATGATATGGGCGCCTATGCAAGACTTCGCAGAAGAAGTCATAGAAGAGTGCGCAGCATTCCCATTTGGCGATAATGATGACTTGGTCGATTCAACGACTCAAGCCATAATGAGATTTAGGCAAGGTGGGTTTGTATTACACCCTGATGATTACAAGGAAGACCCGCAGCCACAACGTAAGAGGATATATTATTAGATGTCAATTAAAGATCGAGGAAAAAAATACGCAGAGATTCTAGACTTCTTAAGAAAAGAATATGTAGCAAAGAATGGTAAAGAAGCTTCTGGTTTAGCTGATACAATGCTTAAAAGAAAAGCAGCTGAACAAGTAGATGAGTTAATGAAGGTAGTTCCTTTCCCAGAAACTAAAATTACAGATTGGACAAAAGACAGACCTACAACAGGACCAAAGGCTGATGTTAAAACTTTTCCAAAAGAAAAAAAGTTAACTCCCGAAACAGAAGGTTTAGGTTCTTTTGATAAACTTAAAAAAGAATTAGAAGAAATGGAAAAACTTGGACAGCCCTATAAAGATACAAGTGTTTCTGATTTTATGTCTGATTATTTTGATATGCCACAAAAGGCTCCACCAAAAAGAAATATCACTGAATTAAATAATGTTAAGTTATATGGTGATGAAACATTTGAAGAATTACAAATTATAAAAGACACAGGTCAGCATCCAAGAAATAAAGCTAACGGTGGAAGAATTGGTTTTAAATTTGGAACAGGTAAAAGATCTAAAAACGTTAAAGAGATAATGGATGAAGTTAATAAAAAATTAGGAACTAAAACTACAGGAGGTGAAGTTAAACTTTCGGTAGATATTCCAGAATCACCAAAAGCAGAATTACAAAGAATGTTTGATGAGTTTAATCAAAGATTTAAAAAGAAAACAAGATCGTCTAAAAAAGAATACGAAAGATTAAAAGACGAAGAGCCTGAGAGAATGGCGGAGTTTGATGAAATGTGGGAAGATCCAGAAAAATTTGTACCAAATAAAAATAGACTTCTTACCGATGATGAGATTAGGGACTATGAAGAAGTATTAGGTGATTCAGAAACTTGGATGACGAAGGGAACTTTAGGAGAAGCAGACGAAGCCATCAAAAGACAAATAGATTATGAAAAACAAATGTACGCAGAATACAAAGTTGATAAACAATCTAGAAAAGAATTAGAACAAGCTTACAACGAAATAGATTTTAGAATGACTGGTGAAGATACAAAATATGAAGCTAATGAGTTAGCAGATATGCTTGCTGAAACTAGATACAAAACAGAATTTTATGATCTACCACAAAAAACTCAAATAGATTTATACGGTGAAGCATATGATTACTTAATGGAAGTAAAAAGAGATAAAGCAAATTTTAAAGGTGCTATTGATACTACAACAGGTAAAAACATAGTCACTAAAGAACAAGAATTACCTATTGATCCAATGACTGGCAAACCTAGAAAACTAAATGCTAAAGGTGGCTTAAACTATCTGATGGGAATGTAATATGTCAAAAGATTATGAAAACCTAATGGATGCGTTAACCAACACTCCATATTTAGATACACCGTTAGAATATTTTAAAATCTTGGATGATGATGTTGAAGCAGGATCATTAAGACAGCAATTAGCTGGCGGAGGAACAGTTAGACAAAACTTTGCAGAAAAAGGTGCAGCTAAAATAGAATTTGAAACTCCATTAGAATTACCAACTAAAAAAGGTAGTGTATTATTAAATCCAAAAGGAACTTTATATACTGTTACAGTTTATCCTGAGGGTGGTGAACGTATTGTTAAAACTTTTGGTATTAAAGAATATGGAAATTTAAAAGAAGCTAAAGGTGCTGCAGAAGCTTTTTTAGAATCTAATAAATTTGTTGATAGTGTTGCGGCCAGAAGAGGTGATGTTGTTAGATCTTTTTTAAATCATTTAAGTAATGTTGGAGAATTTGATGGCGAAGAAAAAATGGGTCCTGCTTTAGAAAAATATAGAGGTAGTCATCCCGATCACGTTTTTGAACAAATTAATATAGATTTTAGAAATTGGCAAAAAGGTAAATTTGAAGTTGAAGGTATAGATAGAAATAAAATTCCAAAAGAATATAAAAATATGATTGACAACTGGTCTCCTCAATTAGTTGGACCAAGATCGGCTGCAAGAAGTTTACAATTAAATTATTTAGATCAATTAAATAACAATAGTGAGTTATCTGTAAATCAAGCTAAAAAAGAATTTAATAAAGAGTTTAGAAATCGTCCTTATTGGAGTTTAAATACTTTTGATCAAAGAGTTAATCAATTAACTAGACTTAAGAACGAAGGTAAGATTCCATCTAATGCAGATGGTACAAAATTTAAAGATTATGGAGTAACAAAAGGTGAAAGATCTCCGTGGTTGAAAAAAGCTATGGGACAACAGTTTGGTGGAAACTATGAAAGATTTATTAAAGCGGGAGATGTTTTAACAAAAGAAGGAAAAGTAAAAGACGCACAAAGAGTTTATAGTGCTGCAGAAAAATTCTTTGGTTCTGATGGAATATTTACTAAGTTGCCTGGTAATGCTGAACACCCTTTATCAACTAGTTATGGTGGTACAGATAATTTATTAAAAGTAGATAGTTTAGTTGAAGGTGACTTAAACCAATTTAAAAAAGTTGTATTTGATACACCACTAAAACGTTTAGTTGCAGAATACAATAGTCCAGATGTATCGCCAGCTAGACAAAAAGAAATTAAAGCTGTTGCTAACTCTAGAAAAAATTTCCTTAACTATTTAACTTCTGGATCAATTGAAAAAGGAATTGTATCTCCTGTTGAATTTAAATTTGGTGATAAGTTTGAAGTTATTTCAACTGCTAAACCAATAGATAAATTTCCTAAGAACTATGACTTTGGAACTTTTGTAACTAAAGGCCAAGGCTATACAGAAGCATTTAAAAAATTTGGAAGTGACTTTGATTTAACTACCAAAGAAGGTTTTATAACTAGAAAAGGTATTTCTGATTCTAGAATATTAGATAACTTAAAATATTTAAAAGAAGAATTAAAAGTTCCTAAAGGTGAACAACAAATGATTGCTCAAGCTTTAGCTGATTTAGAAAAAGTATCAGGTGTAAAATTAAAATCTTTTTCTGGTATGGACGAAGATACTTTAAAAGCACTTCGTAAAGGATTAGGAAAAGTTTCTAAGTCACTAAGAACATTAGCAGCTAGTCCAGTAGGTAAATATGGATTACTTCCTATCACTGCATTAGATTTAGCTATCAACGTTCCTATTGCAGCTATTGATATATACAAAGGTGTTCCTTTAAAAGAAATAGCTGGAACATTAACTTGGCAAGATTTAATAGAAGACTACAATCCAATTCGAGGTGAAACAGGTAAAGGAGTTATTATACCAGGAACAACAGAACGATCTTGGTTTGAACAATCTGGTTTTAAAGATGCTTTACCTCTTTATGACTTACAAAATTCATATGAAAATTTAAGAAGTGGAGCTGAAGGTTTAGCTAAAATAGATCCTAGAAAAGCTGAACTATATCCTGAAGTTTATAAAAAACAAAAACAAAGGTTTGAAAAACAAAAAGAAGAATATCAAAAAGAATACGATAAACTTTTTAACAGACCAGAGGAAGAAGTATTTAAGATAGGAGCTGCTCACGAAGAAGCTTTAAAAGCAAGACAAGCAGAATTAGATAAACCTTATTTTAATAATACTGAAACTAAACCAATGACATATAATGCATTTGGTGTAACTGTGCCTGTTGATGAGATTACAAAAAATGTAAGACTTGATTTTAAAGTAGGTGGCAGAGTTGGTTTTGCAAATGGCTTTGATCCAATCAGAAGAAAATTTTTAAAACTAATGGGAGCAGTTGCGGCAGCTCCATTTGTTGCACCATTACTTAAAAAAGAAAAAACAGTTGGTACAGCAGTTAAAAGCGTATTAAGAGGATCTGGAAAAAACATACCTAAATTCTTTCCACAACTTGTTGAAGACATTTATAAATTTGGAAAAGTTGCTCCTGAATTAGCTAGAGAAAATTTAGAACAAGTTAGGGTTTATAAAAAAGGAGATATTGAATATACGGCCTATCAAGATGTTCAAGGTAATATTCAAATTGATGTAGATGGACAAGGTATAGGTGCTTATGATGATAAAGTTACTCTTGCATACAAACCAGAAAAAATTATTGATCAAAGTCCAGAAGGTAAACCTATTTATCAGGATGAAGAATTTGTAGTTTTAGAATCTAGACCAACAGGTGTTAGAACTGGACCTGATGATTATGATATTGATTTAATGGAAACAGATGTAAGTGTTGATGCTTCAATAAGTAATATAGCCAAGATCGAAGAAAACGTTACTGGCTTACCAGCAGACCCTATAAAACAAATACAGTTACAAAGAAGACGTGCAGCTGAACAAGCTGATCCAAATGAGTTTATAACGGAGAGATATGGTGAGTACGATGATTCAATGAGAGATGATATCATAGATGAGTAATTATCCTAAGAAACACCTTATACCACCTAAGTCAGGACCCCAAGCTCAAGGCTTGAATATTCAATATAATACTGTTAAAACAATACCTTCGGAGAAAATAAATGGCAGACATAGACAAATCATTACCCAACGACGTAAGAGCTCAACTTGAACTTCCTTCTGAAGAAGAGATATCAGAAGTTAGTGAACAAGTAGTAGAACAAGAACAGACTGAAAAAGGTCCTGTTGAAATTCAACAAAATGAAGATGGAAGTGTTGATGTAGATTTTGATCCATCATCAGCTTCACCAGAAGGTGGCGATGAACATTATGCAAACCTTGCTGAGTTTTTACCTGATGATGTTTTAGGAAAATTAGGTTCTAAACTTTATCAAAATTATCAAGACTACAAATCATCAAGAAAAGATTGGGAAAGATCTTACAAAGAAGGTTTAGATTTATTAGGATTTAAATACGACAATAGAACAGAACCGTTTCAAGGTGCATCAGGTGCAACACATCCTGTATTAGCAGAAGCTGTTACACAATTTCAATCTTTAGCTTACAAAGAATTATTACCTGCAGAAGGACCAGTTAGAACTCAAGTTTTAGGATTATCAACTCCTGAAAAAGAACAACAATCACAACGTGTTAAAGAATTTATGAATTATCAAATTATGGATCAGATGAAAGAATATGAACCAGAGTTTGATCAAATGTTATTTTATTTACCACTAGCGGGATCATCATTTAAAAAAGTTTATTATGATGAGGTGGAACAACGAGCTGTATCAAAGTTCGTACCTGCAGATGATTTGATAGTTCCGTATTCGGCTACCTCATTAGACGATGCGGAATCAATCATCCACGTTTTAAAAATTTCTGAAAATGATTTACGTAAACAACAAGTTGCTGGTTTTTATAGAGACATAGAATTAAAACCTTCAACTGCTAATGAATCTGAAGTTGAACAAAAAGAAAAAGAATTAGAAGGACAAACAAAAGGTGTTAATGAAGATGTATTTAACATACTTGAGTTTCATACTAATTTAGATTTAGAAGGTTTTGAAGATGCAAATTTAGAAACAGGTGAACAAACTGGAATTAAAATTCCATATGTTGTTACCATTGAAGAAAATTCCAGAGAAATATTATCAATTAGAAGAAACTTTGAAGTAGGTGATCCAAAGAAAAATAAAATTCAATACTTTGTTCACTTTAAATTTTTACCAGGACTTGGCTTTTATGGTTTTGGTTTAATTCATATGATTGGTGGATTATCTAGAACTGCAACAACTGCATTAAGACAATTACTAGATGCAGGAACATTATCAAATTTACCTGCTGGTTTTAAACAGCGTGGAATAAGAATTAGAGATGATGCACAATCTATTCAACCTGGAGAATTTAGAGATGTCGACGCACCAGGTGGAAATATTAGAGATGCATTTATGATGTTGCCTTTCAAGGAACCATCACAAACACTCTTGGCACTTATGGGCGTCGTAGTACAAGCTGGTCAGCGTTTCGCATCTATAGCTGACCTACAAGTAGGTGAGGGTAATCAACAAGCCGCAGTGGGTACGACAGTTGCGTTGCTAGAAAGAGGGTCAAGGACGATGTCTGCGATCCATAAAAGAATTTATGCAGCGTTAAAACAAGAATTTAAATTACTCGCTAGAGTATTTAAGTTATATCTACCTCAAGAATATCCATACGATGTTGTTGGTGGTCAAAATACCATTAAACAATCTGACTTTGATGATAGAGTAGATATATTGCCAGTTGCAGATCCAAATATATTTTCTCAAACACAGCGTATTTCCCTTGCGCAAACGGAAATGCAATTGGCAGCCTCAAATCCTGCCATACATAATCAATATCAAGTTTACAGAAATATGTATGAAGCGTTAGGTGTAAAAGACATAGACAAAATTTTAATTCGACCACAACAACCTACACCAAAGGACCCAGCGTTAGAGCACATTGATTCTCTCGCTGGGAAGCCTTTCCAAGCTTTCCCTGGTCAAGATCACAGAGCACATATTACAGCTCACTTAAATTTTATGGCAACTAATATGGTTAGAAATAATCCTATGATAATGGCAACATTAGAGAAAAACTGTCTTGAACATATTTCATTAATGGCTCAAGAACAAATTGAAGTAGAGTTTAGAGATGAACTACAACAATTAGCTATGGTACAACAAAATCCACAAGCGATGCAGGATCCACAAATGCAAATGCAAGTTAGAATGTTAACTGAAAAAATTGAAGCAAGAAAAGCTCAATTGATTGCTGATATGATGGAAGAATTTATGAACGAAGAGAAAAAAATAACTTCTCAATTTGATAATGATCCTATTGCTAAGTTAAGAGCAAGAGAATTAGACCTTCAAGCTCAAGAAAATGAGAGAAAACGAATGGAAGGTGAAGATAGAATTAACCTAGATCGTATGAAAACTATGATGAACCAACAAAATCAAGATCAAAAGTTAATGCAAAATGAAGAATTAGCAAAATTAAGAGCTGATACGTCTATAGAAAAGACAGTTTTATCGGCGCAACTTAAAAAGGATAGATAAATGTCGACAAAAGCACAGAAAAAAGTTAAAAAAGTAATGAAAGAGTTCAAAAAAGGTGAACTCAACATTGGAAAAAGCAGTAAAAAAGTAAAAAGTCGTAAACAAGCGATTGCAATTGCTCTTTCTAAAGCAGGCAAAAGTAAAAAAAGAGGCTAATATGAAAAAAACAAAAAAACAAACTGCTGAAGTAAAATATTCTGAAGGCGGAAAACCAGTTGAGATGACAAAACCAAATGAATCTCAAAAAGATATGGTTAAAGGTCAAGGAAAAATTTTAGCAGAGAAAAAAAGATCAGCTACTTGGTACTAATATGATTCCTTGGGGACTTTTAGGCCAAGGTTTTAAGGCTGGACTTGAAATTTACAAAAATAAAAAAGCAGCTGACGTTGCAATGTCAGAAGCTAAACTCCTGC